TCACGCCATTGGGTGATAATAGATTTGGGTACGATGATGAGTGTGCGTTGTTTCGGATTTCCAAGCATTGTGGAAATAAGCTGCACGGTCTTACCCAGACCCATTTCGTCACATAGAAACCCACCCTTGGGTCCCGATTCTTGATTTTCCATGTTGAGCATCCACATCACACCCTCCTTTTGGTACGGTGAGAATAGACGCCCATTAAGGGTCTTTGTTGCCAAGGTGTATTGGTCTTCAGTCGTCATTGTAGGGGTCTTCATCTGAAAGGATGCCGACTTCGCAGACAGTTGGTTCAGGTTCCTTTTTCTTACGAGTCTTCTTCAACTTAGGTGGTGGAAGTTCATCAATATGTTCTCTAAAATAGAGCACCTTTTCCCAAAATTCCTTCATAATTGGGAAATTGGTCTTCCACCATTCGGGGTCCCGCTTAACATTGACGACATCGAATTCTTCTGGCTTAGGCCAGTTCGTCTCTGCGGGTTTGTACTGAATAAAGTCTGCTTCTTCCAGGTCTAAAATCTCCATACACAGTTGAAGCTGTGGCATGTAATGAATCGGTACTTCTCCTGGTATAATCTGTCGCATCGGAGGGCATTTAATTTCAACGAGCTTCCCAGACTCGGATACACCGTCAGGACTCCCACCGAGCCATGAGTGTTCGGGGTGTGGGCAAAGACCAAGCTCGTGGACGACTTCCCCATGCCGCTCTTCGTATAAAATCCGTGCTTCATCTTCATACTTCTCACCATGACGAGTGGCTGCATTACCAGTAAATTTTTCACCGAGACCGCATTTTTTCAATAAGAGATCCGCGGGTGTTTCATATTTATTCACACCAATAGCCGTGGCTGCATCAGACGCAGTCAACATGTTACCACGGAGGGCGAGCCATTCTTCTGATTTCTGCGCTGCATATTCTCTATCCAATAAAGCCTTAACATTTGGGTGCATTATTAAATTATACACTCCTCAATCTTTTAAGCCAATCCTTGTCTTTTAAAGTGTTCTATTCTTTGAAAAAAATGCTTCGCAGCTTCCTGTTCAGCGTGTTTTTTACTTTTAGCGGTACCTCGACTTACGTACTGATTATCGATATATACATCTATGTAAAATAGACCCTCGTGGTGACCAGCTACACGGTATTCTGGGAGTTGATGATTGTTCACTTGACAATGACGCATAAGATGATCTTTGAAATTATCATCCACCATGATGGAATTCAAGTCAATCATAGAAGGATTCGTATAGATCCTGAGTACAAATTCTTTAGCATGAAGAAGACCAAGATCCATGTAAAGAGCCCCGATGAGGGCTTCGAAAACATCTTCTAAAATCTTGGGGTTGTTATTCCATCCGTTGCGCATACCCTTTTCATCCATGATAACCAATGCATTCAACCCCATCGTGTTGGCTATTTTAGCCAGTGTTTCACCACGAACGAGCTTTGTACGAGCTTTCGTGAGGAAACCTTCTTGTCGACTTTCGTAACGATCAAATAAAAATTTGGTGATTACGAAACCCAAAACAGAATCTCCGATAAATTCCAGAGTTTCAAATGATTCTGTAAATTGTTCATATTCTTTTAGTGCGGATTTATGTGTAAAAGCCTTTTGGTACAAATCAAGATTTTTGATCTTTGTACCAACAAGTTGTTCTATTTTTTCTTTCGTTACGAAAGTAACCATCTTGTTGTTAGTAGTATGTTTTATTTTTTTAAGCCTTTACAGGTTCCTTCTTAATGTAATGAGGAGAAAGGTACTTCTGGAGGTTAAGGTAAGTTACAACAACGTCGGCGGGGGGAGCAAGAAGATCCCGCAGCGTCTCGTCTAGGATGATCTGGCGACCGTTCTCGGGGTGCTTGAGACCCTTCTCGAGGATGTACTTGTTGATGAACTTGGTCACCTCCGATCGAGAAATGAGTTCCTCAGCTGGAAGGGCGAGGAACGCGCGCAACTTAGGTGTGATTTCCTGCTTTCGGTTAAACCCATTGTTCTCGGCACGCTTCTTAGCCTTCTCACCATCGGGATCCTCTTGGGTATTCTTGATCTTACGAATAAGCTTGGTGAGGGTCTTTACCTCGGAACGAAGAGCAATGATATCGGCTTGGATGGTTTCAAGAGACATTATATCTATCTTACTGACTTAATCTTTAAGTCATGGAATACAAGAAACAATAACGTAATTATCATAAAGAAACCAAACAGGTAATCACGAGTAAAGAATCGGGGATCATTTTTGGGTTTGCGCTTAGGTCTCTTTAAAATACGGAAAGGTTGTCCAGAACATCCACCAGCACAACACGCACTCGGGCATGGGGAAACGGTTGGACCTCTCCTCGCACCACAGAATTGGTTCTTCGCACCTTTATACTTATAGCATCTGCATTCGTCTATAATACCACAGTCCATAATATTATATCACAATATAATAATGGATGAAAAGATTTACCCTAAGGAGACCGTCGAAAAATTTATGAACGATAATTTATTTTTCAAAGATGCGAAACTCAAAAAATATTTCGATAGAAATGAACAGCGGGATTTAAAAAAGTTCAGGGACCGTATCCATAGTTCATATCCTGACAAAGACTTTGAGAAAATGATTTATGTTTTTGTCACAGATTCTATCCGTGATATCATCCTTCAAACAACTGGTGAATTGACAGAATTTCTCAAATCATCGGGTGATCTCATCATAAGTGGGGGTGAGGCGTTTAACATGTATGTAGACTTCAAAGATCGTATAGTCACGAGTGACATCGACGCGAAATTTGTCCCACATATGAAAACCAATGCGAAATACTTTGGGAAACTCCAGGCTTTGAAACTACTCTTATGGAATAAACTCGGAGAATTGTCCACTCGCTTAAATGCGCGGATCAAAAATCGCATATTGGCACAGAAGGGTAAGTTAACCAAGTTCCTTGGTGTGGGATTCAAAAACAAGGGACCGTATGTGACTAGAAGGTACACATTGATCAAGAAGAAGAAGACGAGAGAGAATAACAATCCAGGGAAGGGTGATGTTTTTATTGATGTGGAGTTATTCGCATTGGATCTCAATATTAGGTATTTATCACCAAAAACGGGTAAAATTCAAGATTTCACGATGGGTGGTATCTTAGATATTCCATTCATGCGCCCAGATGAGTTTGGTTCGGATGTCGCCTTGACGAAAAAGAAAGGAATTACATACCGTAACGCCAACACAGGGAAGATGATTGTAAATAACAAAATCTCCGTTGCGAGTAAAGAATTCTTAATTGAAGACATCTATCTCATGCACAAGCTCAAATTACGACCAGAAAAGAAAGAAAAGGATCGCCAACGTCTCATAAAACTTGGAAAAATGTTTAATAAGAGCATCAAACAGAGTGATTCTATAGATGACGTGTTCAAAAAGGTACGTAATAAGATCAAAAAAGTACGCACAGTACGTGCCAAACCCGGAAACGTAAATATCAAGAAAGCATCTCGTATCAACCCACGCAATTACAGTAAATTCACAACCGAACCATTAAAGGAGCGTTTATCTAAACAAATAGTGCATGGTATTAAGACAGTTACCCAGGGTACAAAGGTGAGTAATAATTATGAAAAATCGTCAGGAAATAAACGATTTAATGTAGATTCTCTCAAATGGAAAACTGTCAGTAATAAGTCATATGTAAAAAATGAACAAAATTACAGGCCAAAGAATGCGCAAAAAATTTCCAAGAATGTCAATGTTAAGAAAACATTGTACGGATACAGAGGGAATAGAAATGACTGGCTCCCGAAATCAATTCTAGACAAAGCGTCTAATATACCGTTTGTTGGGTTAAAGAAATGAAACACATATAGAGTATAAAATGATTTTTGATACCCTCACCAAGGGTGAAGATGGCCTTCGAACTGTGAAGGTTCGCAATGATAACAAGCGGAAGGTTTTCGTTCAACTGAATGGTGTTAAAATCTGTGATATCTCCGATGATATTCTCATTGACATCGTATCGGATGTGAATGTTGAGAAGATTAGGGTAATTGATTCAGGGAATGTTACAGCCGCACAAGAGAATGCGGTCGATTGGTTTGGTAAGGAGTTATCCGAGGATGTTATCAGGGGAGCGTATACACACAGTGCGCCGGACAGTCAGCTGAGATGCGAACGAATCGACGTCACCAAGGTTTACAATTCTCAGCAGGAAGCTGTGGACTTTGAAACTCTCCAGAAGGATAAATCTTGTGACGTCATCCTCGAATTTTCTGAACTTTGGTTTGCCAAAAAATCATTCGCATGCACATGGAATCTCGTTCAGGTCAGGCTTCATCCAGAGCCGATCGTTGACACATACCCAGACGAATATGCATTTGTCGATGACGACCAATAAAAAAATTTGTTACTAATATATAAAGATGATCGCTAATATGCTCAAGCGTCACCAGTCTAAGATACTTACTCTCGTGGCCATTGCCGTAGTTGTCTACTTACTCACTACTCTTAACAACACTTCCGACTACTCCATCAATGAGCGCGAGTACGTTGGCTTCGGTAGCGGTTCGGCCATTGGCCCCGCTGCGGCTCCCGTGAATGGTGGTATGCAGAAGGGTACCGGTCTCGCCTCCTCTCTCCGTCCCCGCGAGGTGGCTTCCGAGGAGGATTTTGGACAGTTTGCCCCAGAGGACGTGCTCAAGGGACAGAACTTCCTCGAGCCCCGCGCCCAGGTCGGTTTCCCCGAAACCATCGGTGGTGCCCTCCGCAACGCCAACCAGCAAATCCGCGCGGATCCTCCCAACAGCAAGGATCCCTTCGTGTGGAACAACTCCACTATCGTCCCTGATCTCATGCAGCGCAGTTTGTGTGCTTAAAGATTTAATTACAGGATAACATATGACTTCCGTTGGAACTGACCTCTCGGGTAACGTTTCAAAGCTTGTCGAACTTTCCAAACAACTTTCTGAAGCGAAAGCTGATATCAAAATCCTCAACCAGGAAGAGAAGCGTCTCAAGGAGAATGTGAAGAAGCATATGGTTGAGCAGGGTATTGATACCATTAACCTCAGGAAAGGTAAAATCAGCCTTCGCAAATCTGTTCGTAAGGGCAGTATTAACAAAGATGCAATCAAAGATGGACTTTTGAAATTTTTTGGTGGTGATGAAGCAAAAGTGGAAGGTGCACTTAATGCTATTAAAGATGGTCTTAAAGTGAAAGAGTCAACTTCTCTGTCGCTAACTGGTATAAAGGATAAACCCGAGAAAGAAGATAAGTAACTAAACATGGTCTGGAGCCAATACGTATACGAAGCCAATAACGGATTTGATCCCGACGTCAGTGATGATGAAGGGTTCGAAAATGAACACACTCCTCTGAATATTGAAGACTGGGAAGTCGAATACTCAGATGAACTATGGCATATGTGGAACACTATCAGGACACTCCTCGATGATGCTCATGTCGATTTCACTGGGAAATTTTGTGACTTTGTCGAGTTTTGTTATCACGAACATGACCCTTATCATGAACGCACCTCTTCTGAAAATGAAGAACTTATTCATTACATCTGGAAAAGACTCAGGAGAATTATCAACGATAACGGACTACACGAAGAGATGATGCGTGGTGCCTCATTCTATCACTTTGTTGATTACGCCAAAAATTATATGTGTGTATATTAAATGTTACCCGATATCACGTCACAAAAGGTCGCGATCCCTGCAGCTCTTTTTTTGTCTCTAAGCCCCGGTCTCCTCCTGACCACCGACGGCTCAAAGGTTTCTTTCATGAACCGAAAGACAGGTCAGATGGCGGTATTTTTCCACGCACTCGTATTCTTTCTTGTGTACAGCCTCATTGCCAAAACGATGGGCATCGTACTCACAAAGACCGATTTACTCGTGACTACCGCTCTCTTTATCTTACTAAGCCCTGGTCTCTTACTCACACTTCCCCCCAAATCGGGGGGTGTCTTCGGATCCGGTCAGACGAGTATAGAATCCGTGCTCACACAC